ACACGACATGGCAGAGACTACAATCGACTCACATTCTCTGTGAGTCCAAAACTGCCATGTTCCGGCGAAGCCTGGGAATCAGCTATCAATCCCAAGATCGTCAAAAGCTACGAAATGGTTGGCATGACTTATCTCAAGTTTGTTGTAGCCACAAAAAAAGACGTTGAAGATGCTGAACGTGCTGTAGCCGAATACCGCGAAGCAGGTTTTGGTGGTCCTGTATACTTGATGCCTGTGGGCGGAGTGCCTCAAGTGTATAATCTCAATACCCAGGAAGTCGCCAAACTGGCCCTTGAACGTGGATGGAGATACAGTCCTCGACTGCAAGTAGACATCTGGCGCAATGCCTGGGGTACCTGATGCTAGGTACCAACTACGGAGTAGGTCAGGCACCCGAGGAGCAGTCCTACGATTATTTCAACGATCGTGCTAGTTTTGAATACAAACACAGTTTCTGGCCGCGTCGTTGTTACAACACTGGTCGTTGGGTATGGGGAGTGGCCATGCGAGGCCGCAGGATCATAACCGGTCCGGGCGAACCCGTGATCGAAGATCGTTGGTATCACAGGCACGAAGCCATCATGATGATGTTACAACGTGGAAAATAATAACTCCAAAGGTCGAAATAGTTTTGATGTCACTACCGGCAATGTGGTGGTGGAGTTTTTCAACAGGAATATTACTCCATATCCTACTGAAGCTGGTGGACCCAAGTTTGAACTTATTGCTGTAGAAAAACAAAAAGACATCATGGTCAATGTGGCTAGGATGCATGCCCAGCAAGAGTACGATCGTATACTAGAACTAGTCACAGTGTTACAACGTCAGGCCGCTGGTATCAAACGTCGACTTGACATCACCGACATGGTGCATTCAGCTCACTATCAGTTCCAGACCTATCACGGACAGCCCTATTGGCTGGCACAAGACACAAGGCACAACAGGATCATACTCACGCACCTTGGCCCCAGCGACTGGACTACTGCGGCACCGGATAACTATCAGTATATCGCCAGAGTCAAATGGATGGGCGATTATACCTGGTGCGAAATAGACGATCAAGGAAATATCATAGAGTGAGCAAAGTTTATATAGAACCACCAGATCACCGGGCTAAGATTGCTTACGAAATCGAAGAGCCTTCAGGAGGCTGGCGCAGGATATTCACCGACGAAGACAAACAAAAACTACGTCCCATAGCAGAAACTCTGGCCATGATGGATGGTAATGCTTTTTTTGGTATCGATCCTGATCATTACGAAAGCTATCTTGCCGAAGCCGATGCTGTGTACCGTAACAACGGTGGCGACGATGGATGGGCAAGCACAGCCAGCTGGGTACAAGACATCCGTATGATACAAGAAGATCCAACGCTGAAAGACGCTCACGATAAATTACAAATACTATTGGCACTGAAGAGGAAAGAAAATGGGAATATTTGATCTGTTCAAAAGAAAAGAAAAAGTTGGTGAAACTGCTGTTGCTAAAGAAAATGTTGCAGAAGGTACAAAAAAGTCTGCAGAACCCCCCAAAGGTAAGAAAAAGTCTGACAAAGACTTGGCCACAGAACGTGGCGAGCCTTATATCGCCATACTGAGCATGGATGTAGATCCCAACGACATCAACACCGGTGCGTTTGAGTTTGATTGGAACGAAAAGTTCATCGCTAATCTCGTACGTGCCGGTTATCAAGGCAAAACAGATGCGGATCTGGTGGACCAATGGTTCCAGAATGTGTGTAGGAATGTTGTGCTGGAAACATACGAACAGTACGAAGCCATGAACAACGACAGCCGTTACATGCAGAGTCGAGACCTAGGTAATGGTCGGAGAGAAATAGGATGATATTCAATCATACTCGTAAACTCAAAGAAGAAGGTAAGAAGATTGGCATCACCTTCAGTACCTTTGACATGTTGCATGCTGGTCATATCGCCATGTTGGCCGAAGCAAAAAATCATTGTGACTATTTGATATGCGGCTTGCAAACGGATCCCACCATAGATCGCCCTGACACCAAGAACCGACCTGTGCAGAGCATAGTGGAACGACAGATACAGTTAGCCGCCTGCCGTTATGTGGACGAAGTGGTGGTGTATCAGACAGAACAGGACCTGGTAGATCTGCTGTTGATCCTGCCCTTGGATGTGCGTATCTTGGGGATAGAATACGCAGACAAGGATTTCAGTGGCAAACGCGAATGCGATCAGCGTGACATTGAAATAGTTTACAACGGTAGAGATCACTCATTTAGCAGTTCTAGTCTGCGCAAACGTGTGGTAGAAGCCGAAACCGTCAAAGCTCTTAAACAGCAATGATACTGTATGTCAACGGCGACAGCCACACCGCGGCAGCCGAGGCCGTAAATGCTCATGCCTTTGCTGAAGATGACAGCAGATTGGCACATCTAGGACGCCTACCTCACCCAGATAATCTCGAAGTCAGCTGGGGCCGACAGTTGGCTGATATCTTAAAAACCGTGTTGGTATGCGATGCCGAATCTGCGGCCAGCAATGAACGCATACTCCGAACCACCCGTGCCTGGATAGAATCACGACCCAATGACTGGTATCGTACCATGGTGATCATACAGTGGTCAACATGGGAACGAGAAGAATGGTTGCATGATGGTGTCTACTATCAAGTAGGATCCAGCGGGCTGGATCATGTTCCGCAGGAACTACAAGAACGATATAGAAACTATGTGATCGGCACAGATTGGGAACTCAAGACCCAGCAAGCACATGACCAAATCTGGCAGTTACATCAAGAGCTCAATGATCGAAAGATACCACATGTGTTTTTTAATGGCAACAACCATTTTGGTGAGATTGGCAAACGGCAAAAGCATGATTGGGGCGTGAGTTATATAGATCCTTACAGCCCAGACCGCACTTTTGATCAGATATTACGGCAAAATGGACACCAAACAGTCACACCCAAATCATGGCATTTTGGTAAAGAGGCCCATAGATTTTGGTCGCGTTTTATGTTACAATACTGTATCAACAACAAACTCTTGGGCTCATGAAATATCTACTGATCGATACTGCCAATATGTTTTTCCGTGCCCGACACGTGGCCTTCCGTGCTGAGGACCCTTGGGAAAAGGTTGGCTATGCTCTGCACATTACTTTGAGCGCAGTGAACAAAGTGTTCAACAAGTTCCAAGCCGATCATGTAGTGTTCTGTCTCGAAGGTCGTAGCTGGCGCAAGGACCACTACGAGCCTTACAAAAAGAATCGAGCTGTGGCTCGTGCCGCACTGACAGAAAAAGAAGCAGAAGAAGATAAACTGTTTTGGGAAACCTTTGATTCGCTCAAGGACTATCTCAGTGCCAAGACCAACTGCTCAGTTATTCGTGAACCCAACGCTGAAGCTGATGACATCATTGCTCGTTGGATTGCTCTGCATCCTCAAGACGAGCATGTGATTGTTAGTTCGGACACAGACTTTGTCCAGCTCTTGGCAGAAAATGTTCAGCAGTACAATGGCATCACCGACGAGCTACTAACTATCCAAGGAATCTACGATGCCAAAGGCAAACAAGTCATTGACAAGAAAACCAAAGAAGCTAAAACAATCCCAGACCCAGAATGGCTGCTCTTTGAAAAATGCATGCGTGGTGATACCAGTGATAATGTCTTCTCAGCGTACCCGGGTGTACGTACTAAGGGCACTAAAAACAAAGTGGGTCTTACAGAAGCGTTCGCGGATCGTACAAGCAAAGGATTTGCGTGGAACAATCTCATGCTACAGAGATGGACTGATCACAACGGTGTAGAGCATCGTGTGTTAGACGACTACAATCGTAATCGCAGTTTGATTGATCTAACAGCACAGCCCGATGCTGTAAAACAGGCAGTGGATTCAGCTATCCGTGAGCAAATCAGCCACAAAGACGTGGGGCAAGTTGGTAGTCACTTCATGAAATTCTGCGGTAAATACCAACTCAACCGAGCCAGCGAAAATGCCGAGCAGTTTGGGCGTTGGTTAAATAAAACATATCAGGGAGCATTGAACACATGATTTTAGCAAAACCTGTGATTGCAAACAAATACTGGATCCTTAAAGAAAATGATCAAAAAATAGGGGCAGTAGAAGCCAGCGACGATGGCTTCACTGTGCGTATGTACAATGATCAGCAACAGTTCAAAACAATAAAAACAATAAAGAACAAAACTCGGATCATTTTTGAAGAACCACCAGAGAAAAAGAAACAAAACAAAGAACACGTAGTAAATGGCTTTGCCACGACCAGCACTCCTTACAATGCCATTTATGATGTACAGCGTAGATTGCCCATTTACACCAAGAAAAAGAAATCTAAATCTTGGTTTGCCGCCGGCCATTATCAGATTGAAATCAATGGTCGTTGGGAAACACATT